AGATGGGTGAAAAGTTAGGAAAAGAAATGTATAACTATATAAAAAAGAATAATGGCATTTAAAATGAAAAACCCTTCAGTAATGAAGATGGCTAAAGAAGCTGGAGCGGCTATGAAGATGAAAGCTCCTATGAAAATGAAGAAAGAGTCTGGCATGAAGATGAAGAAGGAGTCAGGTATGAAAATGAAGAAAGAGTCAGGCATGAAGCTAATGGAGAAAACTCCTAAGAAACTAATGGAGAAAACTCCTAAGAAGATGAAGTCTCCTATGAAAAAAGACAAAGACAGATACGCTGGTGGAGTTATAGGTGGAAAGAAGAAAAAAGGAGAGATTGTTACTGATCAAAAAAATGTTGCTATGCGTAGAATAAACGCAATGGACATTACACCTGAGATGAAACAGCGAATGATCAAAGAGCTCAAGATAGAAAGCATGGGCCAGAGAAAAACTGGTAAGAAAAGACCTTAATAAGTAATAATTAACCATTAAATAAAACCAAAATGACGTATTTGTATTACAAACAAAACAGTACGTGGACCGGTAATCCACAAGTAAACGAAAAAACTAAAGAGCAGTGGAAACATCTTGCAGACAAAAAGAACTGGAGGATAACACAGCTGCCAAATGGTTTTTACCAAACAGAAGTTTCACACCCAATTAAAGAGGGTGACTGGACTGATGTTACCCGAAGAGAAACGCTAGAAGGTGCAGAGCAAGCTATTGATGGCTCTATAAAGCATTTCGCTAGTAGACTCGAGGCTACAAAAGGGCCTAAGGTTGTTAAGACTTTTGAAGAATAATATTATTTTAATTTAATTTACTACAATGGAATACAATCTCCCAAGCGAGATCGTTAAAGACTTAAACTTTGGCGATGAAGCTAAAACTCGTGTTATCGCTGGTGTAAACAAACTAGCATCAGCAGTAAAATCTACCCTAGGAGCATCTGGAAAATGTGTAATCTACGAAGACGCGCGTGGAAACCCTGTCATAACAAAAGACGGAGTTACTGTAGCTGAGTCTGTAGTGTTATTCGATCCAGTTGAAAACATTGGGGCAACACTTATCAAAGAAGCAGCTAGAAACACAGTTAAACAAGCAGGTGATGGAACTACCACGGCTACTGTTCTAGCGGAAGCGATACTTACACATGTCTATAGCTCTATGGACAAGGCTACAATTAGAGAAATAAAACAAGGTTTAGAGTCAGGAGTTGATAAAATTATCAATTACCTAGAGTCTATTAAAATCGATGTCAACGATAATATGCTAGATCACGTAGCATCTATATCATGTAACAACGATGTTGAGCTTGGTAGCATAATCTCTGAAGCGTATAAAACAGTAGGTAAAGACGGTGTTGTCTTAATGGAAGGGTCTGGTACAGATGAAACGTACGTAGAAACTGTAGATGGCGCTCAGTTTGACTGTGGCCTTACATCACCTCATTTTATTACTAACACAGATAAACAAAAAGCAGAGCTAGATAATCCTCTCGTGTTAATCTGCATGTCTGAAATACCTAACATACGCAAGATACAAACCGTACTTGAGTACGTAATCAAGCAAAACCGATCTTTACTTATTGTAGCACCAGTGTCACAGCAAGTGAAGTCGGCGCTGCTAATGAATAAAGTTAAAGGTAACATCAAGATAAACATTGTTGACTTACCAGGCTTTGGTCCTACTAAGAAAGACACTTGCGAAGATTTAGCAATATTAACAGGTGCTAAGCTATTTAACGAAGAGCTTGGTGATGACTTAGACGCTATATCTCCAGATGATCTTGGAGAAGCTGAATATGCTGAAACAGATAACAAGAACACTGTTGTTACATTAGAAGAAATGACAGACGGTATTGAAGAGCGTATAGACGCTGTATCTAAGTTAGTTTCAGAAGAAAAGAACGGATTTATAAAGAAGAAGCTAGAAGATCGATTAGCGATGCTCTCTGGATCTGTAGGTATTATTAAAGTAGGTGCTGGATCTAAAGTAGAACTCAAAGAGAAAAAAGATCGCGTTGAAGACGCTATATATGCAACTAAAGCGGCACTGAAAGAAGGCATTGTTCCTGGCGGTGGTGTAGCGCTATTAAACGCTTCTCAAAAAATTTCTACCGACAACGTCGGCGAGCAAATACTTCTCGATGCTATAAAATCTCCTTTTAACACTATATTAGCTAACGCTGGTATATCAGTAATGGAAGATACTGTTGATCACGAAGGTTATGGTAAAGATGCTATAACAGGAGATCGTATTGATATGGTTAAAGCTGGTATCATTGACCCTGTGCTTGTTACCAAGTCTGCTTTGAAAAATGCAGTAAGTGTAGTATCAACTATTATTTCTGCTGATTGTGTAATCTCAAACATACGTGTAAATGAAAGCAGTTAACCATTACGTTGTAATAGACAAGATAAAAGAAACTGAAAAGAAAGTAGGTGGACTTATAATGACAGAAGACACTAATAAAGATATTAGGTATTTCAAAGGAAGAGTAATATCTGCTGGTAATTTAGTAGAAGCTGTTAAAGAAGAAGATGTTGTGTGGTATGATCGCCATGCTGGTCACGGAATAGAATATGACAATAAGTTTTATTTCGTGATTAAAGCAAGTGATATTGTACTAGTAGATTAAACATAAACCACAAACAATAATCCTTATACATAAAATCTAATAAACAAAATTATTTATTAATCATTAAACTATTTAAAAATGAAAGAAGTTTATTTGTACTTTCGTACACAAGCCACACTAGGAGATGATGATGATTCAGCTCAATCGTGTATGTTTCCATTGTCTAATCTAATGGGTATGCACCCAACAGCTGATGACACTTTAGCTATTCACTTTCTACCGCAGATTAGAAACAATGGTGATGGTCAAGCTAATGACTTTACTAACAATGATAAAGTTATCGTAACGTTAAGCGCTGTTAACACGCACAAAGATGTTATTGCTGCTTTATCTAGATTGTTCGCTGGAGCTGCTAACGGTGGTATTCACGCTGATGGATTCATTGACGTTGTTGATGATAACGCTGGCACTCAAGCTGTAGCGGGTATCGCTGGTCTTAGCACAATTAGTATTGGCGCTGCATTCTCATAATAAATGAGACTAACATCTCACGATTTACGTGAATTACAAATCCTTAAGTATTACAGGCTCGTTAGAAAATGGGCCTGTAAGACTTACGGGTTAAAAGATGCTGACCTTGAATTACTAATATACTTAGATTGCAAAGGTCGGTTTACAAGAAATGAATTTATAGACGGAACTTATACATACTCTTGGGATAAAGAGAGATGGGAGCGTCTAAGAAAAGAAGGCTGGATAGAAGTTTGGAGACATAGAAATCGCACGACGATAAAATATAGCGTATATAAAACTTCATTTAAATGCAGCCAACTCATAAGCAGGATATATAGAATACTGCTAGCAGAAGAAGATCTGCCTACTTCAGACAGAAGTATATTCTATGATAATAAATCATATACTGATAAAGTTTATAATAAAGCTATTGATGATATGATAAAAGACAAAGATAGGTAATGGCATTTAAACTAGGTTCAAGTAAAGGTTTGCAAGCTTCTGGTGGAAACATCAAGAGTAAGTTTAAGTTTAAATCTGGAGAAGAAGCTGTACCTGGAACGCCTGTGTTTAGAAAAAAGCTAGATGAAAATATTTTAGCTGAAGCTAATATGGATGGATCTATTTACATAAGCAAAGACTTACAGCCAGATGATCCAATGTTAAAACAGGCTATTGCTCACGAGATGCAACACATAACAGCGATGAAAATAGGTAATGAAACCTATGATGATTCAGCTGTTTACTATCAAGGAGAAGTTTGGCCAAGAGGTCAAGGATATGTAACAGATCCTAACACTGGCAAAAAATATAAAGAAGGTGATAAATCGCTTCCATGGGAAGCAAACAAAATATAAGACTATGGCATTTAAAATGAGAGGTATGAAGTTTGGTAAAGAAGGTCCAGTTAAACCTAAAAGTGTAGTATCAGCAAAACCAAAAGCTCCTAAAGGAGATCCTACTTTTGAATATGGATACGAAGAGTCCGAAAAGATAATGAAGCTTAGAAGAAAAAAACTTATACCTGGAATAAAAAGAAGCTAATGTGGAGTTTGTTTAAAGATAAAAATGAGATTAACGAAAAGAACGTAGTAGGTTTTGCTTCGTTTGTAGTTATGGTATTATTTGCTATTGCAGATCTTGTAACTAGTTTTATATTTGTTGATGGCGAATTAGTTATCAACGAAGTTATATACAATTCGTTTGTATGGGTAACACTAGGATGTTTCGGTATAAGCTCTTTTGAAAAAGTAAAATCTAAATGAGTATATTAAACAAAATATTTTCCGCAGGAGCAGGTGATCTTATTAAGAACGTAGGAGGAGTTATTGATAACTTAACTACTTCTAAAGAAGAGAAGCTTGAAGCTGAAAGAAAAATAAAAGAATTAATCGCTAACTACGAGATCGAGATGGAAAAGAATATCACAGCTCGTTGGGAAGCAGATTTAAAGTCAGATTCATGGCTTAGCAAGAACGTACGTCCAATGACGCTTATATTCTTAATAGTATGCACGATGTTATTAATTTTTATTGATGCTGGTGCAATTAACTTTAATGTGAAGGACTCGTATGTAGATCTTCTTCAATTAGTATTAATAACAGTGATCGGGGCTTATTTTGGCGGACGCTCACTAGAAAAAGTAAAAAAATAAAATGGGACAAAATTCAACAGAAGTAGCTTATAGCTTTGGTCAGTTTGGATCTACTTACTTAACAGGAGATGGTGCTAAACTAGACCTAGATGGTACTTCAGCTAAGTATTATGTTAACGCTATAACTTTTACAGAAGATACTACTTTTCAAACTTTAGGTATTCTTGACGCTGGAGTTCAGTTAGGTATGGGTAAAACGCATTTCGTTTCTACAGAAGATACACAAACGCTAGACACTGATTGGGGTGCTGTAACAGATGCTGCAGATGACGATGGTAAAGTTGTTACTACATCACACACTTTTCCAAAAGGTGTAACGCTGTATGGTATGTATGACTTTGTAGAACTAAATAGTGGTGCTTGTATTTGCTATGTAGCTCCAAGACCAGATTATAGAAATAGAGCATAATGTTAGGCATAGGTAGTGGATTGATGCATGACTCTTTTTCTGGAGAGTTTACTATAGACGGCTTAGCTGGTTTAGTTGCTTGGTATAAATTTGACACGGGTCAGACTATAACAGAGAGTAATACCGTGTCTGCTTGGGATAATGCCGAAGGAACAGCTGGCTTAGATCTCGTTCAACCAACATCAGCTAAACAACCCGCTTATTCGAGTGGTAAAGTTACTTTTGATGAGACAGATGACTTCATGAGAACTGATACCATAGCTAACACGTTATTAACAGATAATTTCACTATACTCGCAGCTATAAAGACTCACGACACGTCCGTGAACAATCAAACGCTTTGGAGCGGTAGTTTAGATGGTAATGGTAAAAACTTTTTTAGATACGATCAAACAAATTGGAAGTTTAGACCTAGATCTGGTAGTGGAAGTCAAGCTAGTATAAATCACACTCTAACTAACAACGAGTTGTTTTTACTAACTATAGTTGGAACTCCTGATAGCGGAACGATAAATATAGCTATAAGAGATAACGGAAGCGCTATAGGTAACGCAAATTGCCCTGTTGCTACTAATTCTAACGTGTTTAACTTTGATAGAATAGGTGATCATAATGAAACAAGTCAACTTTGGGACGGTGAAATAAATGAGTTTGTTGTGTTTAATCAAACTTTAACAGGTGCAGACTTAACAAACGCTGAAGCTGACATAATGGATAGAAACGGTATATCATAATGTATTATAAAGGAACAAAATCACAGTGTCAAACTTTACTTGCTAAAATGGACACTAAATATGGTTATCCTAATTATCAGGATAAAACACAAACTACTAGTTATATACTAGAAGAAACTGGAGTTAGCTATTGTTTACTATATATAACAGATGATTATAGACAGTATTTAACTACAGACGAAAATAAAAAAACTATAAGCGCTTTACCAGACGCTTTTATCTGGCAAGAATAATATTAATTTAATTAAATAAAATCATGGCAAAAAGAAAAACTCCAAAAGTGGATTTAAAACCACGTGCAGAAAAAATTACAGATCAACAACTAGACAGACTTCAAAAAGCAGCAAAAGGTGTGCAGACAATGCAGGGCGAAATTGGTGCTTTAGAAACTCGTAAACACTCGCTACTCCACATGGTTGCTACAATGCAGGATGTGCTAGAAGAGCTAAGAGTTGAGTTTCAAAAAGACTATGGAACTGATGAAGTAAACATTGCAGATGGAACAATTAAATATAATCAAGATGGAAACAACAAAGCTAATTCGTAAAATAACTGTAGGTAAAGATTATAAGATAGACGCAATGCATTACTCTGTAGGACAAGAAGTTTATGGAGGTCATACTATTTGTGATATTGTTGAAGAAGAAGATAAGTATTCTATTTATATTAGAAAAAACAAAGATGTTCTACCTTGGAAAGATTTCAATAAGAACATGGCAATATCTATAGAATATAATTTGCAGTATTAATGAAAAGTCCTTACAACTTTGTTATATCACCTATTGGACAAAGATATAATAACAAGCTAAGTGTTGAAGGCGGTGAGTTAATATTAAACACTGAAGTATTTAATCATGAGTATGTTAACCGTCAAGCTATTGTGCGTAGCTGTCCTATTATGGGTTCTACACCTATCAGACCAGGAGCAGAGGTAGTAGTTCATCACAATGTTTTTAGAAGATGGCACAATATCAAAGGTGTTGAGAAAAACTCTAAAGCTTGGTTTAGTGAAGATAAGTATATAGTTGGTGCTGATCAAATATTCTTATATAAAAACGAAAGTGAATGGAAAGCCATGAAAGGATTTACTTTTGTACAACCATTAAAATCAAGCGAAAGCATAGACACAGGTCAAGAAGAAGATCCTACTAAAGGAGTTGTTGTTTATGACGATGGAACTTACAGTAAAGGCGACATGATAAGCTTTACACCTTTTTCTAAATATGAGTTTGTTGTAGAGGGAAAACGTCTGTATAGAGTTATGAATAAATTTATTACAATTAAATATGAGTATAAAGGAAACGAAGAAACGTATAATCCTAGCTGGGCGTAAAGCTGTTGATGAGCTAATTAAGGTTGCTCAAGAACAGATCATAACTAATACAGAAGACGATGTATCTGCTGATAGATTAAAGAACGCTGCAGCTACTAAGAAGTTAGCTATATTTGATGCGTTTGAAATCCTCAACCGTATACAGGAAGAAGAAAATATTTTAGAAGGAAAAGCACAAGAAGAAAAGAAAGAACGAGTATTTAAAGGCTTCGCGGAAGGCAGATCGAAATAATGTACGAGCAGACTTTATATAAAATAGTTGAACCAGTTAAGAAGACTACCATAAGTCGACTTAACAAAAAACGTAAATGGGAATATGGATACAATAAAGAAAATGATATTGTCGTTATCTCTAAAAGTGGAAAAATTGGACAAATATTGGAGATACAAGGTTTGCGAATTGGGTTGCCGCCTGAACCGAAATCGGTGCACGTGTCAGACAAAAGAAAGTGGGAAAAGCTAGAGTATCCTAAAGAGCTAAATAAATTAAAAAACATATTTGACTGGAGAGAGTATCCTGAAGAGCAAAAAGACAAGTGGTACGACTTTATAGACGAAGAGTTTAAGCGAAGAGAAGAAGGTTTTTGGTTCATGAATGGCGAAGAGCCTACGTATATCACAGGTAGTCATTACATGTATTTACAATGGAGCAAGATAGACGTTGGTGCTCCAGACTTCAGAGACGCTAACAGGTTGTTCTTTATATTTTGGGAAGCGTGCAAAGCTGATAAGAGATGCTACGGTATGTGCTACTTAAAAAACAGACGTAGTGGTTTTTCTTTCATGAGTTCAGCTGAAACAGTTAATCAAGCTACTATATCTAGTGATTCTAGATATGGTATATTATCTAAAAGTGGTAGTGATGCTAAAAAAATGTTTACCGACAAAGTGGTACCAATATCTATTAACTATCCGTTCTTCTTCAAACCCATACAGGATGGTATGGACAGACCTAAGTCTGAGCTTGCTTATAGGGTTCCTGCAAGTAAGTTTACGCGTAGAAAAATTACGGCGAACGAAAAGCAAGAGGAGCTGGTTGGACTTGACACTACTATTGATTGGAAAAATACAGGTGACAACAGTTATGATGGAGAGAAGCTTAATCTGCTAGTACACGATGAGAGTGGTAAGTGGGAAAGACCTGACAATATTCTAAATAACTGGAGAGTTACTAAAACTTGTTTAAGATTAGGTAGTAGAATTATAGGTAAGTGTATGATGGGTTCAACGAGTAATGCTCTTGACAAAGGTGGTGAGAACTTTAAAAAATTGTATAACGACAGCGATGTCACAAAAAGAAATAGAAATGGTCAAACACGATCTGGTTTATACGCTTTGTTTATCCCAATGGAATGGAACTATGAAGGCTTTATTGATGAGTTTGGACGACCTGTATTTGATACTCCAACACGAGAGTGTTATGGACCAGACGGTGAACTAATAGACGTAGGTGTTATTGATCATTGGGAAAACGAAGCTGATGGGTTGCGTGATGATCAAGATGCTTTAAATGAGTTTTACAGACAGTTTCCAAGAACTGAAGAGCATGCGTTTAGAGATGAAACAAAAAATAGTATATTTAATTTAGTTAAAATATACGAGCAAATAGATTATAACGAAGGTATTAGAAACAGCTCTGCCGTGACAACTGGAAACTTTCAATGGGTTAACGGAGTTAAAGATACTCAAGTAGTTTTTAATCCAGATCCTAACGGCAGATTTAATATTAGTTGGGTTCCAGATAGAAAACTACAAAATAGAGTGATATTAAAGAATGGAGTGAAGTACCCAGCAAACGAACACGTTGGGGCTTTTGGTTGCGATAGCTACGATATTAGTGGTACTGTTGACGGAAAAGGATCGAAAGGAGCTTTGCACGGATTAACTAAGTTTTCAATGGAAAACGCTCCTGCTAATCACTTTTTTTTAGAGTATTTAGCAAGACCACAAACCGCTGAAATGTTTTTTGAAGATGTACTAATGGCTTGCGTGTTTTATGGTATGCCACTACTTGCTGAGAACAACAAACCAAGACTACTATACTATTTTAAGCGTAGAGGTTATAGAGCATTCAGTATGAATAGACCTGATAAAGTTTGGAACAAATTGTCGGTAGCAGAGCGCGAAGTGGGAGGTATCCCTAACTCGAGTGAGGATATAAAACAAGCCCACGCTGCTGCTATTGAGATGTATATAAATGATCACGTAGGTATTGATAAAGAAGGTAACTACGGTAATGTTTATTTTAACGCAACCCTTAATGATTGGGCTAAGTTTGATATTAACAAGAGAACTAAGTTTGATGCTTCTATAAGCTCTGGCTTAGCAATAATGGCTTGCAACAGGCATTTATATACGCCTGTAGCAAAAAAAGAAAAAAAGAATTTAAATATAAACTTTGCTAGATACAATAATTCTGGTAATATGTCTAAAATAATTAAAAGATAAATGGCTCAATCAGTTTCACATAGTTATTTCCCTAGTCAAGTAGTTAGTGATTTAGAAAAAATAAGCTACGAATACGGGTTAAAAGTAGCTAAAGCTATACAGAACGAGTGGTTTGAGTTTGATCAAAGTAGAAGTAAAAATAGATACAGAGATCAACAAGCAAACTTCCACAGATTAAGGTTATACGCTAGAGGAGAACAGTCAATACAAAAATACAAAGATGAATTATCTATAGATGGTGATTTATCTTATTTAAACTTAGACTGGAAGCCAGTTCCAATCATACCTAAGTTTGTAGATATTGTTGTAAACGGTATGGCTGATAAAGATTACGAGATAAAAGCTTATTCACAAGATCCATACGGCGTGTCTAAACGAACAGAGTATATGGAGTCTATACTTAGAGATATGAATACTAAAAGTTTCAACGATCAAATTGGTGAAACATTTGGTATAGATATGTACGAAAACGACAAAGACTCTTTACCTCAAGATACAGAGGAGCTAGCGTTACACATGCAGCTAAGCTATAAACAAGAAGTTGAGCTAGCAGAAGAGCAAGCTATAAACGTGTTGATGAGAGGTAGTAAATATGATCTTATTAAAAAGAGGTTTTATTACGATTTAGTAACTCTAGGTATTGGCGCTGTTAAAACATCTTTTAACACTTCTGAAGGAGCTGTTGTTAAGTATGTAGATCCAGCTGATATTGTTTATTCTTACACTGAGTCGCCTTACTTTGATGATCTATACTATGTTGGTGAAGTTAAAGAAATACCTATAAACGAGTTAGTAAAAGAGTTTCCGCATTTAAAAGAAGAAGATTTAAAAGAAGTACAAAAGACTAATTACGCTTATAGAAACAATTATTCTCATGGCAGTAGAAATAGAGTAGATAACAATATAGTATCTGTTCTTTATTTTAACTACAAGACTTTTATGAACGAAGTTTATAAAATGAAAGAGACTGGCACTGGAGGCGAAAGAGCTATACCTAAAGACGACACGTTTAATCCTCCTGAAAACATGGAAGGAAACTTTGCTAAATTGCAAAGATCTGTTGAGTGTTTGTATGAAGGTGCTTTGATATTAGGGACAGATAAGCTTCTTAAATGGGAGATGTCTAAAAATATGATGCGAACTAAAAGTGATTATACTAAAGTTAAAATGAACTATGCTATTGTAGCTCCTAGAGTTTACAATGGTAGAGCAGAGAGTTTAGTTGGTCGTATCACTGGTTTTGCAGATATGATACAACTTACGCACTTAAAGCTACAGCAAGTTATGTCTCGCATGGTACCAGACGGTGTTTACTTAGATGCTGATGGTTTAGCTGAAATAGATTTAGGTAATGGTACAAACTATAATCCACAAGAAGCTTTAAATATGTTCTTCCAAACAGGTAGTGTTATCGGTAGATCATTTACGCAAGATGGAGACATGAATCCAGGTAAAGTGCCTATTCAAGAAATAACTTCAGGATCTGGTGGTAATAAAATGCAAGCGCTAATAGGCAACTACAATTATTATCTTCAGATGATACGTGACGTTACCGGATTAAATGAAGCTAGAGATGGTAGCACACCTGATAAAAATGCTTTAGTAGGTTTACAAAAGCTAGCTGCTCAAAACTCAAACACTGCAACAAGACACATACTTCAAGCTGGTATGTATTTAACTGTAGAAACAGCAGAGTGTTTATCTCTTAGAATATCTGACATTATAGAATATTCACCTACATCAGAAGCTTTTATACAGGCTATAGGTGCTCACAATGCTGCTACTCTTGAAGAGATGAGTCAGTTACATCTGTATGACTTTGGTATATTCTTAGAGCTAGCTCCAGATGAAGAGGAAAAAGCTAAACTAGAAAATAACATACAAGTTGCTTTATCTAAAGAAAATATAAATCTTGAAGACGCTATTGATATTAGAGAGATTAGAAATGTAAAGCTAGCTAATCAACTACTTAAAATTAGACGTAAAAAGAAAGAGCAGAGAGACAGACAGATACAGCAGCAAAATATTCAAATGCAGACACAGTCTAATACTCAGGCTGCTCAAGCTAAAGCTCAAGCTGAAGTTCAAAAAGAACAAGCGTTAGCGCAAACTAAAATACAAATAGAGCAAGTTAAAGCTCAACTAGATACTCAAGCTAAAGCACAAGAAGCTAATTTAAAAAAGCAATTGATGGAGTATGAGTTTCAATTAAACATGAAGCTTAGAGAGATGGAAGTTGAAGCTTTGAAGTCTAGAGAAAACAACAAAGAAGATC